TTCCTGTATTTGCAGATGGTTACTACCGTTGTATAGCAGATCCTTCATTCATGAAAGATCTCAGAGCAGATCAAGGCTTCCGTGAGGTAGCTAGATATCCAGGAATGGGACAAGGTTCACCTTTAATGGGTGCAATGGGTCCTAACCAAGCAATCTATGCTGGTGGTCAGTATGGACAAGCTCAGTTCGTAGCTGGTGAACCAGTTATGCCTTCTGGATTCGTATTTGAAGGAGTAAGATTCTTTGAATCTACAAACTTCCCATCTAAAACAATTACGGTCGATATTGGAGATGGAAATGGAGCTGTTTCTAAGACAACTCCAGCAGGACTATTCTTTGGTCCTCAAGCTATCGGTGTTGGTATCGGTGGTCCTAACGCTCAAGTTTTAATCAATAACAATGATGACTTCTCAAGATTCATCATCCTTATATGGCAGCTATATGCTGGTTTTGCGAACTTGAATAAGGACTTCATTACCACTGCCTTCACAATTACAGAGTAATAGGAGGTATTAACTAATGGCAACTTACAAGAGTGACGCAGGAGCAATCCTTACACCCGGTAATCAGATCAACAAGCTATCAGCATTTAACCATGAGGGTGTGCTTGGTTGGCCTGGAATTGAACTCTTCGAACAAATTGGTTTCGTAAAAGTTACTAACTTAACAGCTGATAAAGCTAGTTTTAAGAGTTTCAACATCACTGTACCTTCTCCAGATAGAAGAGTTAGTGACAGAGTAAGAGATGACCGCACAAGTTTAGTGGTCAAAGCTAGTGCAGCTAGACCTGCATATGTTTATGGAGCTTCCATAGCAATTGCACAGGACACACCTTCAGGTGGTCTTCCTAGCTACCCAGCATCTCCAATAACAGCAGACCTTGGTGGTACAACTTCCGAGCTTCTACTTCTAGGTCCAGACAACAGTGGTTCACCTCTTGGTGTCCCTTCAACACAGTTGAATGGTCTAGCAGCAGCTTCTAGTTCTATAACTGCAAGTAGTTCACTATTTGCTCAAGGTTTAGAAGATACTACTACTGGTGATTTCCCAGCATGGACAAGCGTAACTAGCACAATTGCAGCCGGTGACGCAGCTAATTCCATGATGTATAAAGTAACAGCAGACACAACTTTCAAAGTTTATAATGTCAACGCTATTACTGGTACTTCTGTAAACGGTGACGGTGTATTTATCTCTCAGGATGATTCTGATGCAGGTAGAGCAGCTTACATTGTTTGTAGAGTTAACTACTTACGTCCAGCTAAAGCTGTATCTTGGGATGATGTTTCTTCCTTCGTGGACTTTGCTTCACAGGTAGGCGGAACAGATTCATAATCTATATCTTTATAGAGTTACCAAAAAGGCGAGTCTCTTGACTCGCTTTTTTATTGTCAATAAAAAATTATTAAGGTAAGCTAAATTAGAGGAAAGCAATTTTAATTATGTTATATCAACACAAAGTCACAGGTGGATTAGTTGAGAAGATATCTCAGCATGGTGAAGGAATCTTCATGGTCGTCAATGCAAACGATGAAGTTGATTATGTTCATGAAGATGATTTAATTCCTCATTTAGAGGCAACTAACGAAAAAATTAAAACAGAAGAAAGATTAACTGCAGAGCTAAAAGCTACTGGGGATAAATCTGCAAAACCAACTAATAGAGAAACTTTTCCTCTTGATAGAAGGTTAAATATAAATACTGCAAGTGCTAGACAGATTGCTGATACTCTTCCAGGAGTTGGTTTAAAGACTGCTAGAGATATAAAAGATTTACAAACTACAATGACAGGTGAGAGATATACAAAATTAGAACAATTAAAAGGGATTAAAAGAATTGATTGGGATGCAATATTTAAAGATAATTTAGTGAGAGTAGACTAGTAACAGGTATATTTTACTTGTTTGAATGAAGCTCGACACCTTTTTACAATCAAAAGTACGTTGGCATTTAGGTTATAACATAACTTCCATACCAGCTGGTGACCAAGCTCGATTAGAAGAAGCACTTAATAATGTTCAGGATTCTTTCTGGGTAAGTAAGATTGTAGAGCAGGTTAGTAGATGTGATGAGGCTGAGAAAAGAACTGATATGACAGGAAGTGTTAATAATGATAATATTCCAAAAAATAGAATAGAAAGTATTCTTGGTGACGTTGATCGTACCGTTTCAACTTCTGATTTTCGACAAACTTTAAAAACTTGGACAGAAATTTATATTTATGAAACAGATAGATTAGCAATGCATCTTTATGTACCTAATTATCGTAATCCCGAACAGGCTAGATACAGATTTAATAGAGAAGGTGCAGAGTTTATACAAGCTCTTCCAGGACCAGCTGATGTGGCTGTAGGGACACGTTTATTTTTAGAAACTAATCATAGGTAAAACATTTCCCCCTGTTATTCTTAAGAAAAGGATTGTAAATTTGCAATGGCAGTAACCTATTTTCAAGACACAATATTTTTTACTGATACAAGTTTATCTGCTCCAGGAGATGGAACAGTTTTACAAGTAGCGTCAAATAATTTCTTTGCTACAAAGAGTTATACTTTGACGGTAACAGTAGCTTCAATTAATACTAATGTGGTTGTCCGTTTAGATGGAAGTATAGATGGAACTAATTATGCTCCAATTATTGCAGCTCAGACAATTACTTCAAACGGAACTTCTGTTTACAGTGTTGCTGATAGACCAGTAAAGTTTGTCAAAGCTGTATTTGTTAGTGAAGCTGGTGGAACTGCTGCAACAGTATTATTTAATATAGCTGCTATATAAATGTCTGTTTTACCTAGAACACAACTTGGATATACCCTAGGTATAAGAAGAGATAAAAATATTTATGGTCAAGGTGAAAGATCCCAAAAAAATCCGTTTGCCGAAAGTAAAGGACGTACTAGAATGGCAGGTGACAGACGAGTTGATATCTTTACTGCAGAAAGGGATTATATGAGAGCCCCGACTGTTAGAGGAGATTTCTTACCTGATCGTTTTGTATCTTCCTTACCTGTATCTAGATTGGAGAGTTCTGATGGCTAAAGGTAAAATGCCACCCCAGCTTCTTGAATATTTTAAGAATAAAAATAAAAAGAAAGAAGATGGCAGTGGAGAAAAAATGTCTGATAAAGAAAAGATGAAAGAAGCTTTATCAAAGGCAAGAGATGCAAAGACTAAAAAAGAAGAAAAAGATAAAAAATAGGAAAAAAACCTTCCTATATAATTAAACTAAGTCTCTTAGAAAGAAAAAGTGTCAAGCAGTAGTTCAAACAAACAACCGTTAATGGTGGATCGCCCAGCAACCGCCTCTACATTATGTACGGTATCATCAGGGCAATCTTTTTTAACTAGTCTTCTACCTACAGCGGTTGGTAATGCTACAAAAGTATTTGACGTTGACTCTGCTTTAACAGATACTGCAATCAGTGGAGCATACGTAGATGAAATATTTTTTAGATATACAAAAAGAGTTTTACAGACAATAGATGCAGTAACTGCTCCAGCAGGTACTTACTCTGCAATTAATACTACTTGCACAGTTACATTAGGAACTGGACATAATTTAGAGCCAGGTCAAAATGTCTTTTTAGATTTTACGACTTATAGTTCAGGAACAGTTCCTAAAGATGATACATTTGAAGTTTTAGATACAGTTAATTTCACAAGCACTACATTTGATGTGACAGTTCCATCAGTAGGTGGATCAGCAATTACAGGAGCAGTAAGTATTTCTTTACCTACTGATTTTTGTTTTTATCTTGTCAACACAGGAACAGTAACAAATATAAATCAATTTTTTCCATTATTTGTTGCAAGTATTGATTCTAGTCAGCAATCCTACAGTTTAAGTGAACAAAAAATATTACCTTTCATAAATCATCCTACTGTTCAAGCCGGAGCTAATTTTGGATCTGCTAATAATTCATTGGCTCCAAAACAAAGAGGATTAATGTTGAAAAGAGGACAAGCTTTATATGTAGCTGCAAGTGGTGCTACAGCTTTAACAAATGGATTCTATTGTAATGTACAGGGTGGATTCTATTAAAGATAAGCCAAAGTAAAATTATAATATATTGATTATTTTTTAAAAAAATGGCTGTTATATGGAGTGTTGTTTCTCTAGATTCAACAAAAACCGTAGGAAGTTTATCTGATGTAGTTACTACTGTACATTGGATTGCTTCTGACAGTGAGACTGTTGGTGAAAATACATACACAGGAAGCTCATATGGTGCTGTAGGATTAGCTGAAGCAGACTCATCATCATTTACTGCTTATGCTGATATCAAAGAATCTGATGCTGTTACTTGGGCTAAGGCTGCATTAGGAGCTGATACTGTTACCAATATAGAAACAGGTATCGCTGCTCAAATTACTGAAGCCAAAACACCAACTAAGAGTTCTGGAGTACCTTGGTAAAATTAGCCATTTTAAACTAGATATATCAAAACTAGTTATTTAGATGGCATACATAGGAGCAGAACCTGTACCAGGTCAGAATAGAGAAGTTGATGATATATCAAGTGGTTTTAACGGAAACGCTACCGCATTCACTCTTCAAGTCTCTTCTGTAAACGTAAGTCCAGAAAGTGCGAATAATATACTAATAAATCTCGGTGGTGTATTACAGAATCCAGGGACAGATTACACAGTAGCAGCAAGTACATTAA